CATCTAGCATCCGAATGATCAGTATTTCCCGCCCATCGCTATCGCTATAAATTGTTTCGTACAAACACTTGGCACGTACATATTCTTGAAACTCCTCGTATGTCATGTGTTCTTCTCCTCATCCTCAATCTTCACAGACTCAAGAAACTGCGCCAGCAAATAAACGCAAGGCAGTATCAGGTCGCGGCAAATCTCGTCGTTTACTTCACGCTCATTCATGCCCTGCGCTAACAGTTTCAGCGCACCGATGCGCTCGCTCACCAGCATGTCAAGGTGGTCAAAATCTAATTGCTTTACTTTTTCAATGTTTTTGTATTTATCCACCGTTCTTCTCCTTTATCCAACCGCCCTGTGTGTCGTAGCCGTAGGTGCATGCCTTGCAGACGTTGATCTTCCCGCCAACGTCGTTGCCATCCCAATAGCATCTGTAAGTCGCGTCGCAGACTGGACACTGGAATGATGGCTTCCTCCGCCAGAACGTAGGGCATTCAAACAGGTAGTGCCTCATCTTGCCCAGTAGGGTGAATTTGCGCGTGATTTCTAAGACTTCGCTCATTTCCCGCACTCCTTCATCCTCTTTGCGCCCTTAATGCAATTGGAGAACATAAACTCTCTTTCGCGGCATCCTCGCCCAGCTTGCGCCCACCACGACGTTATGGAGTTATAGGCGATTTCAGGATGTGACTCAGCCCATCTCAACAGGTCGGCATACTCCGCATCCTTCCGCAGCGCCGCAATTTCGGCCTTTGCTGCGGCAAGTTCGCGTTCAAGAGCGCAATACCGTTCCTTCAGTGCCCGGTACGCTTTGTCGCTACTCATTTCCCGCACTCCTTCACTGTGTAATGCCCCATTTGCTTCATGCGTATCAGACAATCGACAGCTTCATTGCCCCATGCCGCAAGTAGTGAACCACACCCCGCGCCGCCGCCTTTGGTGGCGCTCGTCGCGTCAACGAACTGCACCCGCCCTTTAAGAAACAACAACGCGTCAGCCTCTGCCACGTAATTGTGAAACCATTGGCAATCAGTGCGGGCAAACACTAGCGCAACTCCGTTGGCGTGTTGGTGCATCTTCTGCATCCACTTCCCAGTGTATTTACCATACGGGGGGTTGCACCACACCATCCCGTCCCACGGTTGCAATAGCCCATCGTCCTCAACCGTGTAGTGTTTAGCGGCTGGTATCCACGGCACACCACCTTTTGGCGAACAAGGGTCAAGCGCAAATTTGGCATCCATCAGGTCAAACACCCATTTGGGAGTCCACCAGTCAACGGTTACGTTGTTTTTGTCGTCGTGGGTAAACCCCATCTTTTTAGTCTCACTCATTTCCCGCACTCCTTCGTTGGCACTATTTTATTTGCCGCTATCGTCCCGTTGACCACACCGACAACAAAGGAGAGCGATGAGCAAAATGCAATCGCTAGCACAATGGCTTTCATTTCACCGCCTCCCGATACTGTGCGATTGTCTGCCGCACATCAGTTTGACCGGCTGGCGTCGGAATCCACTTGCCGTTGTCCAGCAGGTATTTATCCCGCGAACGCAGGTATGCAATAGCGGCGGCTACCTTTTCCTCGTTTGTCTGAATCATTTTCTTGTCTCCATGTATTTGTTATAAGCATTAGCTAACTCAAGATCGGCAGCTTTCCATGCCTTTGATGTCGTGCTAGTGGGTGAGTTCATGTAACGCCCGCGCGCAAGCATGAACTTTTCCAAAACCACCTTAAACTGCGTCAGCGTCATCTTTTCCATTTGGCCGTGGCTCCCTTCAGTATCTCAATACGCTCCCGCGATACCCGCAGGCTGTTATACCGCTGGTGCAGGCGCTCCAGCACCACGATGCGCCGCAGGTTGGCGCGTTCTTCGGTAAGCATGTCCAGCACCTCGGCCTCGGTTTTGGTGCCAAGGTTATGGTTTAGCTCACGCCAGGTTAGCTTTTTCAATTTGTGCCTCCAGTTTAGCAATCGTTTTCATTACCTTAATCAGCCCCCGTCGGGCGGCGTTATACTGCCGCGTGCGGATTACTAACTCCCGTAGTGCAATCTTCAGTTTGGCTTTCGCCAGTTCTTTGCGTGTCATTTATTTGCTCCTTGCAAATGCGCCGTGAAATTTATCCCGGGCTTCCGTAGCGACAAGTTCTGCCAGTTCAAAATCGCTAAAGAAACCAATGTGCTTGCGGGTCTTATTTACCCTTAAAACAACGCGCCATTTTTTAGTCTGTTTGTACCATTGGACATTCTTTGCACCAGATAGGTTGTCTGAGCGCAAACGAGCGTTGTACTGATTTTCAGTTCTAGTCGCTGCGCGTAAGTTCTTTACGCGGCTATTGTTGGGGTTAGCGTCAATGTGGTCTATCTCCCTAGGCAACCAACCATAGTGGTATAGAAATACAAGCCGGTGCAAATAGTAAATGCGATCGTCAATATGTATGGTTCTGCGCCCATTTTTTAGTCCGCACCCCGCTAAATCGCCGACGTGGATGCAATGTGAGCGAGAAATTTTCCAGTATAAAAGCCCATCAACGTAAGAAAATAGATGCTGCAAATATTGTTGTGTAATCATTTTAAAGAATCCATTGCTAAGTCAGATAAAGAGCGTTTGTCGTGCAGTGTTACGTAAATCTTCTCGTCGATAGTGTCCTCGGTCAGCAGGACGTAAACCCATACGTCGTGCCGTTGGCCGCTGCGGTGCAGGCGCCCGTAGGTCTGCTCAAACAGTTCCAGTGACCACGGCAGCGACAGAAACACCATGTGACAACCACCGAATTGCAGGTTCAGGCCGTGGCCGGCAGACTTCGGATGCACCAGCAGCAGCTTGACCTTGCCGGCGTTCCAGCGGTCGATGGCGTCCGGCTCGTCCAACGTCACGGCGCCGGGATAGCGGCGCTGTAGTTCGGCCAGTTCCTCTTGGTATTGGTAGGCGATGATCGTGTTGGCGTGCTGGTTCTCGGCCAACAGATCGGCCAGCGCCTCAAACTTGTGGTCAGAAAACCAGACCGCCGACTTGGTGGTGGTGAACTTGCCCGGACGGTCGCTTGGCGTTGTGCAAGTGTCGTAAACAAAACCGCTGCTCATCTGTTGCAGCTTGCCGGTGACGACCCCGGCATTGGCCGCTACGGCCTGGGCGTCGGGGAACTGCACCATAAAATCTCTTTTCATGGCCTTGTATTCCCACATCTCCATCGTGCAGCGCATCTCGACGATGTGCAGCGGCGGCAGCTTGTCCTTGTATTCGCCCGCGTCCAAGACGAAGGTAGCCGGCTTAATGCGCTCCATCACCATCGGCAGCGCATCGGCGCGCGGCTCCCAATCGCCGTAATCCCGGTTGATGCAATGAAAATACTGCTGCAAGAAGGCACCTTTGCTGCGCCCGAGTAGCGTCTGGTCGATCACCTTGCACTGGCCGAATACATCCTCCAGCCCGTTGCTGGTAAAGCTACCCGTCAAGCCCCACCGAATCGGGATAGCGTCCAGCACCTTCAGCAGCGCCTTGAACCGCTTGCCGGACGGATTCTTAAGCCGCGTCAGTTCGTCAAACACCACACCATCGAAGCGCAACGGTTGCTCGGCCAGCCATTGCAGGTTGTCGTAGGTGGCGACCACGATCTGCACATTAGCGTGTAGCGCCTTGACGCGCTGCGCCGGCGTGCCGGTGGCGACCGCCAGTGACAGGCCCGGTGTCCATAGCTTGGCCTCCGTCGGCCAGACCGACTCGGCTACGCGCTTTGGCGCCACGACCAAGAACCGCTGCACCTCGCCCGCCGCCAGCATGTCGCGCATGGCGGTCAAGGTCAGCGCGGTCTTGCCCGCCCCAACGGGTGCGAGAATCATCGCCCTGTCCGACTCGTAAAGGAAGTCGGCGGCTATTTCTTGGTAAGGTCTAAGAATCAAGATACGCTTCTATAAAGACTTGCGCGACTTGCGGGACGATGGCATTACCGTAGGCGCGCAGGCGTCCCACTCTGGCGGTAGCCCCATGAGCCAACGGGAATGTGCCGGGTTCAACTGGCCGCGCTTTTCCGTCGATGCAGGGGAGCCAGTCGCAGTCAGACCAGAAACTAATGTTGATTGTTGTGTCAGAGAGCTGCCGGTCATGTTCGGAGTCATCGTCCCGCTGCGCGTTCCGTCCGTTGCTGATGCGGTTGTCCAAGCGGCTAACCCCGCTACGGGGGGCAACTGATCTAGCCGGCTGCGCGTTGACCCGTCCGGGTTCGTTCCGGTCGTCGCCATCCCCGTCGTATCCTTCCAATCCCTCGCACTGGCTGTCGGCCAACTGGTCAACGTCACCACCTCGCGCAAATTGCCCGACACCGTGCGCCCCGGCCTGCCCGGATGGTTCAAGCGTTTCTCGTAATCCATCGGCGGCAAGGTGTCCATTGTTTGCGGCGTCGGCCACGAACCAGAGTCGTTGTCGGATGTGCGGTGCCCCGACGCCGCCAGCCGGCAGACCAACCGCCCCGCAGGCGTAACCTTCTCCTTCCAGGTCAGTTTGAACAAGATCGAGCCATCCGTGTTTAACCGCTGCTTCAACTTGCTCACCAAAGACGACTCCAGGGCGGCACTCGCGGATGAGATTGAACCAGACAGGCCAGAGGTGTCGATCATCAGCGGTGCCTTTTTGGGTACCTGCGGCGCTGAAGGGTTGGCATGGGCAACTGCCCGTCCAAACAGGTCGGTCGTCGGGCCATCCGGCAAGGCGCAGGGCGTGGCTCCAGCCACCAAGGCCGGCGAAGAAATGGCACTGCACGTATCCGGTAAGATCACTGGCTCTAACATCCTTGATGCTCCTTGTGTCTACATCGCCCTTGGCGATATGCCCTGCGTCAATTAAATTCCACAGCCACTGTGCGGCGTAAGGATCAAACTCGTTGTAGTAATTCATTCCACTCTTTCGCTATATGTATCGCGTTGGCTTCGTTAGTCACCACAGCGCCAGGTTGACTTGCAAAGGTCAAGCAATTGACCCCGTTACGGTTCATCACGCCCCACCACCCTATCGTGCCGCCTAAGTCCTCGGCGCGGTAAGGCGGGTGTGCAAAGTATTTTGCTGGTCTAGCATCCATACATCCACCTGTTCCTTTGTCCATAGGCAAGCATACCGTTGGCCCAATTGGCGCATGTCCTCGGCAAACAAGCCTTGCAGCTTGGATAGCCGACCGCCGGGCTTTTTCAGTTCCACAAACCACGTCGCCCCATTCGGCAAACAGGCGATGCAATCTGCCACACCGCGCTGCGCGGGTGAACGAAACTTGTAGGTTTGCCCGCCGTTAACCCGCACAACCCAATCAAAATACTGTTCGATTTCTTTTTCTAGCATGTTGGCTTCCTTTGTGATACGACCGAATCCTAACACGCTAAAAAAGTCTTTGACAAGTAATTTTTACTTGGCTTATAATCTGGCCTCCACTTCACTAAAGGAAAATAAAATGACTTCACACTCACTAATCGCCGGTGGCAGCACCGCGAAGCGCGTTATCAATTGCCCCGGCAGCGTGGCGCTGGTCGCAAAGATGCCGCCGAAGCCCAGTAGCACTTACGCCGACAAAGGCACCCTGCTGCACAACATCATTGCGTCTGTGCTGGACAGCGACACCATCACGCCGGAGTCCTTGCTTGGCGCAACCTACGCCAACGAAACCTTCACGCAAGACCTGCTCGACGAGAAAATTCTGCCCGCGCTGGCGGCGCTTGACGCAATCGACCCCGAAGGAGTAATGGAATATGCTGTCGAAACCGTGGTCGGGTTTGGCGCTTATATGCCGGGCGTGTTTGGTAGCGCCGATCTACTTGGTCGTTTGGGCAATCGCGCTGTTGTGCTTGACTGGAAATTCGGTGACGGTGTGGCCGTCAGCGCGGAAGAAAACGAACAAGGAATGTTCTACTCCGCAGCGGCAATGAGGACACCCGCGACGCAGTGGGTGTTCGACGGTGCCGAGGAAGTTGAGATCATCATCGTGCAACCGCCAGCCGTTAAGCGGTGGGTGACGACTGTCAAGCGCATCAAGGAGTTTGAGCGGTCGTTGAAGAAGGCCATCAAGATTAGCACCATGCCCGACGCGGCGATTGTGGTCGGCGAGCATTGCCGGTGGTGTGCGGCGAAGCCGACCTGCCCCGCTATGACGGGTGCGGTTGACCGCGCGCTGAAGGTGCAGTTGGACGCCCTCGACGACAACACGCTAGGCGCGTATGCTGCCAACGCCGTGCTGTTGCAAGGCTGGATCGACGACCTGAACGCGCTGGTGCAGACCAAAATTGAAAAGGGTTATAAAATACCCGGTTGGAAATTGGTCGCCAAGCGTGGCACGCGCAAGTGGGCCGACCAGGGCAAGGCGGCAGACGCGCTGAACGCGTTGGGCGTTGACCCCATGAAGTTGGAGATAGTTTCTCCGGCTCAAGCAGAAAAACTGCTGAAGGCTAAAAAACAGAATCTGCCTGAAGGACTGACGGTGTCAGTGTCATCAGGCGATACGTTGGCACCGGAGTCTGACCCGAGGCCAGCGGTTTTGCAAATCGCGTCGCAGATGGTTGCGGCGCTCTCTAAAATTATCTAGGAGTAAAGTAATGTCAAATATAGTCACGTTTGCAGGCAAACTCCCCGCTGTTGCTTCCCTCTCCACGTCGCTCCGCAAGCTGGAGGCCGACGTTGGCACGCCCGGTATGGTCATCCTCAAGATGGACAAGACCGGGCATTGGGTGTTCGGTGCTGACCAGACCGAGATCGAGGACGGTTCGCAGTGGGCTATCAACCCGTTTAGCTTTGTCCACGGCTTCATCGCGTGGGGTGACGGTGAGGTGTTGGGTGAGCGTATGGCTTCGGTCAGCGATCCGCTGCCGGAGTTGGACGCAGCGCCGCCGGGCGCTAAGAAGGGGTGGGAAACGCAGGTTGGCATGTCGCTGAAGTGCTTGAACGGCGAGGACGCCGGGATGGAAGCGAAGTTCACGACGACCAGCGTCGGCGGTAAGCGTGCGGTGCAGTCGTTGGCCGTCGCCATTGCCGGCCAGGTGGACACCGACCAGAGCAAGCCCGTCCCGCTGGTCGAGTTGGACACGGAGCATTATCAGCACAAGTCGTATGGCCGCATCTACACCCCGATCTTCAAGGTGTTGGAGTGGGTCAGCATCAACGGGGATGAACCGCCCCCCGTTGCCGCCAAGTTAGCTGCACCGGCACCGGCCCCCGCGCCGGAACCGGCAGCAGCACCGGCTGGCCGTCGCCGTCGGGTCGCGGCGTAAGAAAGGGTTGGGGGTTCCGTTAGCGGAAAGAAATGCGGAGTGAGAACCTCCGCTGCCCCCGCTTTTACTCACACATTAATCTAAGGTAAACCATGAAAACTCTAACCGACATTAAGCAAGACATGAGCGAGCTATACGAAGCAGTCAAGGCTGGCACCGTAGACCTAAAGACCGCAGGCGAGTTGGCGAACATCAGCGGCAAGTTTCTGAAGGCCGAGCAGTTGGAACTGGCAACGGCGGTGTTTCTCAATACCCTTTCACCTCGCATAATTGAGCAAGCACCGCAGATAACGGACGCCAGCCATGAGCACTAAAGCGTGGCGGGAAGCACACCCGGAGTATGACAAGCGGTATCAAAAAGAATACCGTAAGAATAATCCCGAAAAGATACGCGCAATCAAAAAGAAATACAACGCGGCTAACCGAGAAAAGAATGCGGCGTATCACAGAGCGTACTGCAAGGCTAACCCTGAAAAAATGCGTATGTTTTACGCAAAAGGTTCTTGGCGTAAGTATCTTAGCTCTGACGCGCCGCCCGAGCTAATTGATGCGTGCGCCATGTGGACGATGGTTCGTCATGAGATTAGAAAGTGATCTGGCTGGACTTTGAAACCCGCAGTCGGTGCAACCTACCGGCGGCGGGTGTTTACAACTATGCGCGCGACGCCTCGACCGAGGTCTTGTGCATGTCCTACGCGTTTGACGATGGCGACGTGCAGACGTGGCGCCCGGGTGACGCTTTCCCCGACATTGGCGACGCGCAAATCCGCGCCCACAACGCCGCGTTTGAGCGCCTGATTTTCTGGTATGTCCTGTGCCCCGAGTTTGGTATCCCCGAGCCGCTGCTGACGCAGTTCTACTGCACCGCTTCGCAAGCCCGCGCCAACTGCGCGCCGGGTAGTCTGGAGGACGTAGGCCGCTTTGCCGGTGCGTCCATGAAGAAAGACCATCGCGGCGCGCAGCTTATTCGCCTGCTGTGCATTCCCCGCGCCGATGGCACCTTCAACAACGACCCCGACCTGATGGCAGAGATGGTGCGCTATTGCGAGCAGGATGTACGCGCCATGCGGGAGATTAGCACCGCCATGCGTGACCTGTCCGACGAAGAACTGGCCGACTACCACGTCAACGAGCGCATTAACGACCGGGGCGTGCTGGTGGACGCGCCTCTGTGCCGCGCCGCCATGACCTACGCCGAGGCCGAACTGGTAGAAATCCAGCAGATCGTCCACGATGTGACCGACGGCGCCATCACCAGTGTGCGGTCGCCCAAGATGCGCGCCTGGGTGCAGGCCCGCGTTGGCCCCGAGGCCATCAAGCTGATGACCTTGCACATCGACGGCGTGGTTAAGTATTCGATTGATAAGACCGTGCGCGCCAACCTGCTGCTGCTGGCCGAAGAAAACCCCGACGAGGTGCCGCCCGACGTGGCAGACGTAATCCAGTGCGCGGATGACCTGTGGGCTAGTTCGGTCGCCAAGTTCAAGCGGTTGGCCGATCTGGCCGACGTGGATGACCAGCGGGTGCGCGGCGCGTTCGTGTTTGCCGGCGGCAGCGCCACCGGTCGGGCGTCGTCGTATGGCGCCCAGGTGCATAACTTTACCCGCAAGTGCGCGAAGGAACCCGACGCCGTGCGGCAGGCAATGGTGCGCGGGCATCAAATTGTGCCATTATATGGCCGGCGCGTGACCGACGTTCTAAAGGGGATGCTTCGCCCCGCGCTCATGCCCGCCGCCGGCAATGTGCTGGTGGTGGCCGACTGGTCGGCGATTGAAGGCCGCGTCAATCCGTGGCTGTCGAACTGCCCCGCTGGTGAGGCCAAGCTCAATGTGTTCCGGTCTGGGCTTGACCCATATAAGGTCAACGCGACGACAACCTTCGGCGTGACTTACGACGACGTGACCGACATGCAGCGCCAAGTCGGCAAGGTGCAAGAACTGGCGCTAGGCTTCTTAGGTGGCCCGGGCAGCTTTGAAACCTTTGGCCGCGTTTACGGCGTGCGGATGACCGAGGGCGAGATCGCCCGCGCTATTTCGACCTGGCGCCGGGCTAACCAATGGGCCATGAAGCACGGCCAAGACCTCGAAGCCGCCTACACCCGCGCCCTGCGAAACAAAGGGCATGAGTGCCCCGCCGGGCGCGTCTGTTACCTCTACGACGGTCAGCATCTTTGGTATAGCTTGCCGTCCGGTCGGGTGCTATGCTACCCCTTCGCCCGCTTAGAAAATGACGGCGTGTCCTACGCCAAGGCGTCGTGGAAACCTGCCGCCGACGCAACGGAATGGCCGCGCGCCCGTCTGTGGCGCGGTCTGGCTGTAGAGAACATCACGCAGGCCACGGCAAACGATATTCTGCGCCATTCGCTGCGCGAACTGGAGGGTGTGGTTTTGCATATCCACGACGAGATTGTGATCGAGTGCCCCGAGCGTATGGGCGAGGCGACCGCTGCCCGACTGCGTGAGGTGATGTGCGCGCCGCCGGCGTGGGCCGCTGGCCTGCCGCTAGGCGTGGAGATTAAGGTGCAGACGCGTTACGGGAAGTAGAAAAAGCAACGGCCCACGGGGGAGGAACCGTGGGCCGTCCAACGACCACTCACAGAGGAACTATAACATGGATTTTATCGATTTTGTTGCCGGGCTGGCGCCGGCTGGAGAAACCGCCCTTATCGTTAAGCAAAAGCCCCGCACCGTCGGAGGCGTTGAGAGCTACACATGGCCCCCGTTCCTACCTGAAAAATACCGCGCCGGCGGCGCGTGGTATGGCAATACCGGCAGCTTCATTCTCGACCGGATGCGCGACGGTAAATTGAGCGCCAGTGCCGCCAACTGCACGCACTGCCTAGTCTTGGTCTTGGATGACGTGGGCACCAAGGCGAAAGTGCCGCCGCTGGCCCCTACGTGGCGTATGGAAACGTCCCCCGGCAACTACCAATATGGTTACGTTCTCAGCGTTCAACCGACGTGCGGCGAGTTTACCGCAGCGATTAAGGCCATTGCCGAGGCCGGCTACACCGACGGCGGGGCGACCAACCCGGTGAGAAATTTTCGCCTGCCGGGCAGTATAAATCTAAAACCGGGGCGCGACGCGTGGGCGTCGGTGCTGGTGGAGTTTGAACCGGCGCGCGAATACACCCTTGCAGAAATCTGCACCGCCTTGGGCGTAACGCCCGCCGAGGCCGACACCGCCGGCCCGCACCGCATCGATCTGGCCGACGACGGCGGCGACGACGTGCTGGCGTGGCTGTCCGACACCGGGCACCTGACCGCCCGGGGCAATAGCGCCGGCTGGTGGGGCGTGGTTTGCCCGAACAGCGCAGCACACACGACCGGCGAGATTGAAGGCCGGTATATGCCGGTCAACCGCGCTTACACTTGCCTGCATGAGCATTGTCTGGAGTGGGATAGCGTCGCCTTCCTTGAGTGGGTCGCGTCGCAGGGCGGGCCAGCGCACGCGCCCGGCTTGCGTTCCGAACTGCTGGCGCCGGTCATGCAAGCTGCGCTTGCTAAACTGAAGCCCGGCGACCTGTTCAGCGTTCACACCGACGCGGGCGCCATGATCGCCGCCGTTGAGCGCAAGGAACTAGGCCGTGTCGAAAAAACGGGCTGGTATAGCCGTTTCGCCTATATACAATCCGACGAATCGTACTTCGACATGACCGACCGCCGCGAGGTGGGCCGCACGACCTTTAACGCCCTGTTCCGTCACATTGCCTGCTACTCCATACACGCCGGCTCGAATGGTGGCTCGCGCCGTGTCGAGGCGTCGATCTGCTACGACGAGAACCGGCAGGCGATGGGCGCGCCCGCACTGGTCGGCATCACCTATTCCGCGGGCGACGCCGTGCTGGTGACGCGCGACGGCGACGTATTCGGCAACCGCTGGCGCGACGCCCGCCCGCCGATTAACCGCGATGCCGAGGTCGATATCACCCCCTGGCTCCAGCACGTCGAGGCGCTGGTGCCCATCGCCGCCGAGCGCGAGCATTTATTTAACGTGATGGCCTGCAAGCTGCAAAATCCGCGCGTCAAGATTAATCACGCCGTCCTGCACGCGGGCGATGAAGGATGCGGTAAAGACACCCTATGGGCCCCCCTGCTTTGGGCCGTGTGCGGGCCGGCGCTGCGGAACCGTGGCATCATGGATAACGACACGCTATCGTCGCAGTGGGGCTACGCCCTTGAGGCCGAGATTATCATCCTCAACGAACTGAAGGAACCCGACGCCAGTTCGCGCCGGGCGCTGGCGAACCGCTTGAAACCGATCATCGCCGCCCCGCCCGAAATGCTGTCGATCAACCGCAAGGGCCTGCACCCGTACGATATGGTGAACCGGTGCCTAGTGCTGGCGTTCTCGAACGATCCCGTGCCGATTTCGCTGGCGTCGCAGGATCGCCGCTGGTTTTGCGTCTGGTCGAGCGCCCCCCGGATGCCGCCCGCCGCCGCCGCTGCGCTGTGGCAGTGGTATCAGGCCGGGGGCTTTGCCGCCGTCGCCGCCTGGCTCGCGCGCCGTAACCTATCGGCGTTCAATCCCGCTGCCGCGCCGGGCGAGACTGAATTCAAGCAGAACCTGATCGAGCACGGGATGAGCATGGCCGAGTCTTTCCTAGTCGAGATGATGCGCGCGCGTCAGGGCGAATTCGCCGCCGGCGTCATCGGCTCGCCCTTTCACCCGATATGTGACCGGCTCGCTGGCATGGCGCCGTCGGGCGTCAAGGTGCCGCAGCCCGCCCTGTTGCACGCGCTAAAAGAGGCCGGCTGGCTCGACTGCGGGCGCCTAGCTGCCGTCGGCCTGACCACGAAAAAGCACATTTTCGCAGCGCCCGATGTTGCAGCGCGGTATAACAAGTCGGAGTTAAGGCGCATGATTGAGGCGCCGCCCGCCGTCGCCGGCGTGCGGGTTGTGAAATAGAAAAAGGGGCCGTGAGGCCCCTTCTCTTTTGTTCTGCTACGGTTTACAGGTCAAACATAATCGCCATCAACGCCACCAGCAGCAGCACGCACAGCGCGATCATGCGTCGTCCTCTAACGCTTTTTCCGCGCGCCAGTGCCAGCTTTCCGCGTCGGCGTCGGCGCTGGCTATCCTTGCGTCGGCGTCGGCGTCGGTCAATTTGACGCCGTACGCCTTGCGCGCCGCCGCCCGGCGCATGTGCGCCGTATTTTCGATTGCTTCCCGCACCAGCGCGCGCAACTCGCACGCCTGATTTTCTAGATCGATCACCCGGCCCCAAACGATCGCCAGGGGCGTATCGTTTGCCGCATACGCAGCGCGTTCGCTTTCTTCCGTGGTCAATTGCATGATTTTCTCCCTGTTAGGTAACGCCGCTACCCTTTTTTTGCGTGAATTGTTCCCATTGAACGACTCCCACCACCACGCACTATTACCCGGCGAATCCCACGCCGCCACAAAATCGTGATTGGTAGATTTCACGGCCATTTCCATGGCCGCCCGTGCTGTCTCGCAGTGTTCCGCGCAAAACCGCGCCGCCGATTGATTTTCCATGTTGCTCCCGTGGTTAGGTTAGGTTAAGCAAACGGCCAGCGCCAACAGCAGCGCCGTGGCAAGTACCGTTACAGACAAGGCAAACAGCGCCTCGATGATCTCGCCGGGGCGCGCCGGCCTGGCGCGTTTCATATCGTGCATATGGTAGGCCATTATTCGCGCTCCTTTAGTTAAACCAACGCGCAGCCAAACCGCGCCCGTATTCGCGTTTAAAGCCGGCGCGCAGGTAGTCGCCTGGGCTTGTGGGCGGAACTGTTGCGCCTCTAAAGCTGTCGGGCATGCACTGCGTCCGTTTCCAATTCCAGAGCACGGACGCCATGACAGCGCAAACGGCGCGCCGGTATTCGGTCGGGAAGTACTGCCCCGTGCAATAGTCGATGGCAATAGCGCCATCGTCACGCGTGACGATCGTCAAGCGCCCGCTGTAGGCGCCTTTCGCCGCGACCAGGATATCATCGGCGCTGATTGAATCGCGCAGCTCCACGTCGCGTATGAGCTGGAGCGCGTCGTGCCGATCTTTAGTTATCGCGCGCTGTTCCGCGCGATAACTTTTGACGTCGCCATAATTGCCGAATTCAAGCCCGGCGCGCTGGCCGATGAATGCGTACATCGCCGCGATAATCTGCTGTTTCTTATCCATAGTTTACCCTTTCGATTAGGTTATGACGCAGTGCGCGCCCCATAACGCCCGGCATGCCGGGCGCTATAGGTCGGGCGCTAGGCCGCAGCGGCTACCGGTTCGGCTACCGGTTCGGCTACCGGTTCGTCGGCCACTGGCGCCGGCAAGGCTTCGCGCGCCCAGGCTATCAGCGCCGGATCGGCGACCGTGTTACGGATCGGCATAATGACCGCGAACGCTTCGCTACTGAATACAGCGATACCGCTACCGTCGCCGCCCTGTTTAAAATCAAAATGGCCTAGTTTATTGGTATTCATATCAACAGCCGCTTTGCTGCAACGCACCAAGTATTCGGGCTGATAAAAGGCTGGCGCGCCGTTAACGTCGGTCGGGACTACGCGCATGTAATCCGGGAATTTGCCGTCGATCAATCTGAACACGCATACATTACCGCACCAGGCCGCGCGATGTTCGCCGGCGAGATCGTCGGCGGTGGTAATGACCACCGGTACATCGTTCGCGCTTTTATACGGCGCTTTCCAGCTTAGAATCGCTTTCACGGTATCGGCGGGCATGATGCCGACGAATGAGCCTTCGTTGTCGCCCTTGGCGTCGTCGCGGCTTGCGAAAAGCGTATGCCCGTCGGTGGACACGATACGCGATTGCATTTCGTTCGATTCGATTAGCACGCCGTTCAGGTAGTAGCGAATATCCTGATTGGCCATAAAGCGGCTAGCGGCTTTGAGCTTGTTACGATAGATATTGATTGTGGCCATGGTGCGATTTCCTTTAGTTTAGATTACTAACATGCGCGCCGGGATTGGCGCGCATGGATGTTGCAAGGCATTAGGTTACGCAAATAACTTTTGCAAGTTATTAGCTTTAGCTTCATCAAGCGCGCGCAGGTATAGCGCGCATAGCGCGCTTACTTCGTCGACGTCAGCGCTTATATTGTCCCCGTAACCATCGCACGCTTCCGACCATACGCCGTCAGCGTCGTCCGGCATCAACTGGACCGCCGTATGCAATTTCAAGCGCTTGCCTTGTGGCGCCATTGCGTGCAATTCGCGCTTATACGCCAAGCCCGCAGGATTAGCCGCTTCCCATCGCGCCAGCGCTGCGCGCGCGCTTTCCAGCGCGCTTTCTGGCGTGAAGCCGGCTTTTACCGTACTAAAACGCTTCCAGCCATCGCCCCAGTTTTTTAGCACCTTGCCGTCGGACATATACGCCTTGGTCGACGTCGTGTACACGACGCGGCCGACTTCGATTCCGTGCGCTGATAATTTTGCCATGATGTTTGCCTTTTAGGTTAGTTTAGAATCCGCGCGCGCCGATCGTGGCGCGCACGGTTTACTACGGTTTACAGACTAGCGCAATATTGCTGTGCGTCTTTACGGTTTACAAAATACGCCAAGCATCGACCTGACGTGGTAACAACGCTGAACGGAAAACCTTTACGGTAAGAATCCAGAATTACATACTTGATATGCGCGTATTGATTCATGGCGTGTTTTCCTTGTGGGTTAGCAGCAGGTGCAGGTATTGAATGGTTTGGGTTAGGTTAGGTTCTTGGACAGCGGATTCATTACATCATACCCATTTACACTTTGCAAGCTTTTTACATACAAATATTTTAGGGCGGGCAAACATGGGTAATGGCATGGGCGCTTATCTGGGTAGTCAAAAAACAGGCGCGTATCATAGTGAAATGGGCATTATTGGCAATTGCTAGGTAGTAGTTTGATTTTTGTATTTTTGTAAGGTAATCCCATGCAACAGCACAGCGCGCGCGTGTACCGTTCTAGCCGCGACTTAAATGTGTATGCCAAGACTGCCCAGATTGCCCATGATTGCCTAGCCTCAAAAGCTGGTTTGCAAGGAGGCTACATGCAAACTGCAAGGAGGCTACATGCAAACTGGCGTGAACGATTGCTATGTTTGCAAGGCGACTACATACAAAAGGCTGGTCGGCCTGCCTGCCTGCCTGCCTGCCTGCCTGCCTGCCTGCCTGCCTGGATGCGTGTTGCAGTGCAGCATGGGGGAGGGAGGCCCCGGCGCTGGCCGTGTCGGTCACGGCATCGTTCGTGAACAATTTTTTATTTTTTAGCCAACATGCAACACATTCTCTTGCAAACTACGGCATAGGCAAAATTGTCATATTGGCAAACGGAAAACAGTCGTGCTATAACAGGCTATGTTCAAGTCACTCCCTTTTGCACCCCGCGTTGTCAAGGCGACCGAGCAGCGTTTGAACGCTATATACACTGCATCTAATTTGGGGTTAAAAGGAGACTCACTGGCGCTAGCTGCCGGGATGCTCCCTACGGAGTATCGCCAATTGTGCCAATTTGACCCATTGGCCGAGATGGCCGCGCAGAAGGGTAAGGCTGACAACGAGATGCAAACCGCCCGCCGTCTGAACGAGGCATCGGAACAGGGCGACGCTAAAGCGAGCCTGGCGATCCTACAACACGTCCATGGTTGGACGGCCCGGCAAGAGATCAGTGTGGACGTGTATCAGAAGATTAGCGTCATCACGGCGCTGGAAGAAGCCCGCGCAAGGGTGATCGAAGGCCAAGCGGTTGAGATTGCCGGGTAATGCAACAGCCGGTCTATAAGTCAGACGAAGAACAGAAGTTGATGGTGGAGTTGTGGTCGCCCGCGCTGGCCGACGACCCCGAGGCGTTCGTGTTGTTTGCGTTTCCGTGGGGGCAGAAGAACACCCCGCTGCATAAGTTCCGTGGCCCAAGAAAATGGCAGCGCGAGGTGCTGCGCGACATTAAGAAGCACATCGACGGTAACAAGGGTAAGGTGCAGATGGACACCTTGCGGGAAGCGGTGTCATCTGGGCGCGGAATTGGCAAGTCGGCCTTAGTGTCTTGGTTGGTGCTGTGGATGCTGACCACCCGCATCGGCGGCAGCATCGTCATCAGTGCCAACTCGGAGAGTCAGCTAAGGTCGGTGACTTGGGCTGAACTGACCAAGTGGGCGGCGATGACCATCAACAACCACTGGTTTGAGATCAGCGCAACGAAGCTGGTGCCGGCGCAGTGGCTGTGCGAACTAGTCGAGCGCGACCTGAAGAAAGGCACACGCTACTGGGCGGCAGAGGGCAAGCTGTGGTCGGCTGAGAATCCAGATAGCTACGCGGGTGTCCACAACCAGGACGGCATGATGCTCATCTTCGACGAGTCGTCAGGCATACCCAACCCGATATGGGAGGTGGGCGCCGGGTTCTTTACGGAAAACACGCCAGACCGGTATTGGTTTGCCTTCAGCAACCCGCGCCGCAACGAGGGTTACTTCTTTGAGTGCTTCCACGCCAAACGAGCGTTTTGGAACACCCGCAGCGTCGATGCAAGAACGGTCGAGGACACGGACAAACAGGTATACGAGCAGATTATTGCGGAGTATGGCGAGGATTCACCACAGGCCAAGGTCGAGGTGTATGGCGAATTTCCCGACGCGGGTGAGGATCAGTTTATTAAGCCCATGCTGGTCGAGGACGCCATGAACCGCGAACGGTGGAAGGACACTACTGCGCCTATAGTATTAGGTATAGACCCGGCCAGAGGCGGCGCTGACTCGACCGTGCTGGTGGTGCGCCAAGGGCGGGACATTGTGGCAATCAAACGCTACTCGGGCGAGGACACCATGACTATAGTTGGGCGGGTAATCGACGCCATCGAGGAATACAAGCCAATCCTGTCGGTAATTGACGAAGGTGGCCTTGGCTACGGCATACTTGACAGGCTGACCGAGCAGCGTTATAAGGTACGCGGGGTAAACTTTGGTTGGAAGGCCAAGAACTCTATTATGTGGGGCAACAAGCGGGCTGAGATGTGGGGCACCATGAAGGATTGGTTGAAAACAGCTTCCATTCCAAACGACCGTCAGCTAAAAGCCGATTTGGTCGGCCCCATGAAGAAGCCTAACAGCAGCGGCACCATTTTCCTTGAGGGGAAAAAAGAGATGCGTAGTCGTGGATTGGCATCACCGGATGCTGCTGACGCGCTGGCCGTAACCTTTGCCTTCCCCGTCGCGCACCGCGAGTATCGGGAACCGGCCAAACGCAGCGCGTCATCGCACGCTGGCGTGACTAACTCCTGGATGGGGTCATGAAGAAAAGCGTATCGCTATCGGTTGGCCGGGGAGAGAAGCGCCCGGTCAGCAAAGGCGCTGGCCTGACCGCCAAAGGGCGCGCTAAGTATAATGCCGCGACCGGCAGCAACTTGAAAGCCCCGGCACCGAATCCTAAAACACCCGCCGCAAAGGGGCGCAAAGCGTCGTTTTGCGCCAGAATGTCGGGCGTGGTAGCCAAGGCCAAAGGCCCGGCAGAACGTGCTAAAGCATCCCTTAGACGATGGAAGTGCTAATCATGAAACCCGGACTCTACGCCAATATTAACGCCAAGCGCGACAGAATAGCTGCGGGCAGCAAAGAGAAAATGCGTAAGCCGGGTGCCCCCGGCGCGCCGACTGCCAAGGCGTTCAAGCAATCGGCCAAAACTGCAAAGAAACGATAACATGCCCCTTGTTAAGTCACCCAGTTCAATGGCCTTCCGCAAGAACATCAAAGCGGAAGTTAAGGCGGGCAAGCCGATCAAGCAGGCCGTGGCGATAGCCTATTCTGTCAAGCGCGCTGCGGCGGGCAAGAAGAAGGGCAAGTAGTGGCCTATCAGGACACAGGCATTAACGAAGCCGGCGCCGTGGCGTCGGGCGGCACTAAGTCCGACCGTGACAATGGCGAGATGCTGGCAACCATGCGCACACGCCTCACAATGGCGATCTCGGCGTATTCGGATTCCCGTGAGGACGAACTGGACGACCTGCGCTTCCGCGCGGCCTCGCCCGACAACCAGTGGCAATGGCCGGCAGATGTGCTGGCAACACGCGGTTCGGTGCAAGGCCAGACGATTAACGCGCGCCCCTGCCTGACCATCAACAAGCTGCCGCAGCATGTGTTGCAAGTGACCAACGACCAGCGGCAGAACCGGCCAAGTGGCAAGGTTATCCCCGCTGACGACAAGGCCGACATTGAGGTGGCCGAGATATTCAACGGTTTGGTGCGGCACATAGAGTATATCTCGGACGCTGACGTAGCCTACGACACGGCGTGCGACAACCAGGTGACGTTTGGCGAAGGTTACTTTCGCATCCTGACGGAATACTGCGACGACAACACTTTTGAGCAAGACCTGCGGATTGGGCGTATTCGAGACTCGTTTAGCGTCTATATGGACCCGACGATCCAAGACCCGTGCGGTTCGGATGCCGAATGGTGTTTTATCAATCAAGAAATCACCAAAGACGACTACGAACGCCAGTTTCCTAACGCGGCACCGCTGTCAAGCCTAGCCTACGGCGTGGGCGACGGGCAGCTAAACGCGTGGATTAACCAAGACACAGTGCGGATTGCGGAATACTTCTACATCAAGCATGAAGCCAAGAAACTGCACCAGTATCACAGCGGCATCACCGCAATGGCTGGCTCGCCGGAGGCCAAACAGGCCGAAATGATGGGTTTAAAGCCTCTAAAGACCCGAGATGTGGACGTTAGGTCGGTCAAATGGTGCAAAACCAACGGTTTTGAGGTGCTGGAAGAACGCGATTGGGCGGGCAAATATATCCCCGTTATCCGCGTAATTGGCAACGAATTCGAGATAGATGGCCGTATGTACGTCAGCGGGCTGGTGCGAAACGCCAAAGACGCCCAACGGATGTATAACTATTGGGTTAGCCAAGAAGCAGAAATGCTGGCGCTGGCGCCGAAGGCACCGTTTATTGGCTACGGCGGTCAGTTTGAGGGTTACGAAACGCAGTGGAAAACGGCCAACATCAACAACTGGCCGTATCTGGAAGTTAACCCCGACGTAACCGACGGACAAGGCGGCGTGCTACCGTTGCCGGCGCGGTCACAGCCGCCAATGGCCTCCAGTGGTCTGTTGCAAGCCAAAGCGGGGGCGGCAGACGACATTAAAAGCTCAACGGGGCAATATGACTCTAGCCTTGGGGCAACCAGCAACGAACGCTCCGGGCGAGCTATTCTGGCGCGGGAAAAGCAGTCGGATACGGGCACTTATCACTACGTAGACAACTTGGCGCGCGCCATTCGCTACGCGACGCGGCAACTGGTCGATCTGATTCCGAAGATTTACGACACGCAACGCATTGCTCGCATCATCGGTCTGGATGGCGAAACCGACCAGGCTATGATTGACCCGACGCAACCAATGGCGGTCAAGAAGATTGAGAACGAGCAGGGCATTGTTATCAAGAAGATTTACAACCCCAATGTCGGCAAATACGACGTTGCGGTAACTACCGGCCCGAGCTACATGACCAAGCGGCAGGAGTCGCTCGACGCCATGAGCCAACTGCTGCAAGGCAACCCGCAACTGTGGGCGGTGGCCGGCGATCTCTTTATCAAACACATGGATTGGCCGGGCGCGCAGGAAATGGCCGCACGGTTTGCCAAGACTATCGACCCGAAACTGCTGTCCAATGAGGACGATCCTGCGCTTCAAGCGGCCAACCAGCAGATGCAGGCTATGGCTAAAGAGATGGAGCAGATGCACGGCATGCTGCAAAACGTCAACAAGTCGATGGAAGCGCAGACGCTGAAGGTCAAAGAGTTTGAGGCCGAAGTCAAAGCTTACGACGCGGAAACTAAACGCATTAGCGCGGTGCAGGCCGGAATGAGTGAAGAACAGATACAAGATATTGCAATGGGTGTGGTTGCAGCGGCGATAGAATCGCAAGGCATGATGAACCAAATGCCGGACATGCGCGAAGAATCTATGCCCGGTATGTCCGAAATGCCCCAAGAGGGAATGGAACAGATGCCACCGGAAATGCCACCTGAAATGATGCCACCGCAAGGTATGGAACAAATGCCACCGCAAGGAACGCCACAGTGACCAAAGCATGTGACTTTATGGGGATGTTGTTTTTGGCGCGGGACGTGGCGCATAGCGTCCATCTCAACACCCGCAGCTACTCAAAGCATGTAGCCTTGAACGTCTTTTACGACCGTATCGTGGGCGCTGCTGACGATTTTGCAGAAGCCTACCAAGGCCGGAATGGTTTGATTGGCCCGATATCGCTTATGTCAGCCAAGAAAACAACCAACATCATTGAGTTCTTGGACGACCAGCTAAAAGAAATTGAAGCCAGTCGATACGATGTGTGCGACAAGTCGGACACGGCGTTGCAACAGCTTATTGACAACATCGTTGAAATTTACTTACGCACACTGTACAAACTTCGATTCCTAGCTTGAGGTAAATCATGTCAGCCAACTACAAAAGCATTAGCGCAACTAACCAAGTCAAAGTCGGGTTTACGGTCTTGAAAGGCATCTTTGTTAGCGCCGCAAGCGCAACGCCGCTTATCACGGTTTACGATTCCGGCACCGCAAGCACTGGTGACCCGACAATACTCGGCGTGTTTGCCCCTACCGCTGCGGGTAACTATCTGTTTACCAATAATGGTATATCGGCAAGCAAAGGGCTTTACGTTGTCATATCGGGAACGGTAGTCGCAACAATCATATATGAGTAAGCAAAAATGACCGTCGGCCTTTCTCCCGTTGCTGGCGCAGGCTGGCAGTTTTTTGATGCTAACGGCGTCCCATTGGCCGGCGGCAGGTTGTATACCTATGCCGCAGGCACTACGACGCCGGAGACTACATACACCAGTAGCACCGGCGCAACCGCTAATTCAAATCCAATTATATTGAACGCTGCGGGGCGTGTTTCAGGCACTACCGAAGTCTGGCTAACCATTACGACGGCATATAAATTTGTATTAAAAACCGATGCCGATGTTCAGTTGTGGAGCGCCGACGATATTTCCGGCATAGCGGGTGTCGGTAATCCCCTTCCGGTTTCGTCGGGTGGCACGGGGCGCGCAACGGCTACCGCCTACGCGGTGGTATGTGGTGGCACTACCGCTACAGGCGCGCTGCAATCTGTAGCTTCGGTAGGAACCACGGGGCAAGTGCTGACCAGCAACGGCGTTGGTGCTTTGCCAACCATGCAGACGGGGTTCGCCACAGGCATGATTCTTTTGTGGTCGGGGAATATTGGGTCTATTCCTACCGGCTGGTTGCTGTGCGATGGCACCTTAAGCACGCCAAATCTTCGGGATCGGTTTGTTGTAGGCGCCGGGTCTACCTACGCAGTTAACGCAACGGGTGGGTCTGCCGATGCGGTTGTTGTAAGCCATACCCACGTTGCAACAGTTACCGATCCGGGGCATTTCCATAACTTGCCTTTTACATCTGCTGCTGCTGGCTCAACGGGCGGCACGTATGTAATCGGCGGGTCTGGCTCGGTGAGCAGTTCTGCCGTTACCGGCGTTACGGTAGCAAACGCCGTTCCAGCCGGAAGTGTAAGTGGAACCAACGCAAACCTTCCTCCGTATTACGCGCTGTGCTACATCATGAAGTCATAAATAAACCATGGCAAACGTAAAAATCTCCGCGCTTACCGCAGCAACCACACCTCTGGCCGGCACAGAGGTATTGCCGATTGTTCAGTCTGGCGTAACCGTTAATGTTGCGGTGAGCAACTTGACCGCAGGCAGGTCTGTTAGCTCTACCGCCATAGCAATAACGGGAAGCACGTCCGGCACTGCTACCATCGTAACGCCTGCGGTAGCGGGAACGCCAACGCTAACCTTGCCCATTACTACGGATACGCTGGTCGGCAAGGCAACGACGGACACGCTGACGAACAAGACGTTGACCGCGCCGGTCATAGCTACAATTGTAAACACCGGCACGTTGACCTTACCAACCTCTACCGACACCCTAGTAGGCCGCGCGACGACGGACACGTTGACGAACAAGACGCTGACCGCGCCGATCATAGCTACGATTTCAAACACCGGTACGCTTACGCTTCCGACTTCTACCGACACCCTGGTAGGCCGGGCTACCACGGACACCCTGACGAACAAGACGCTAACTACGCCGGTTCTGACTAATCCGACTGTTACAGCTTACCTCGAAACCGCACCAGCTATTGTCAATTCATCAACTTCACAAACTATTTCGCTTGCAAACGGAACGGTTCTTTCTTACACGTTGACCGGTAACTGCACGTTTACAATGCCAGCAACGACTAGCGGCACTTCGTTTATCGTGAAGCTGATACAAGATGGAACGGGATCAAGAACGGCAACCTTTACTGGTGTCAAATATCCCGGCGGGACAGTGCCGACAATTACCACTACCGCTACGACTGGCACAGATATTCTTAGTTTTGTCTGCATTAACTCTGTCTGGTATGGCACCTTTGCACAGGCGTTTGCGTAATGTTTGCTGCACCTAATTTCTTTTTTACTCGTAAAGCTGCGGCTAACGTAACGCCAACGGTTGAATACCTTGTTGTCGCGGGTGGCGGCGGTGGTGGTTGCGGTGAAGGCGGAGGCGGCGGTGCGGGAGGATATAGAACCGCAGCAGGATTTGCGGTAACTGCTGGCGTTTCTATAACTGTGACCGTTGGCGGCGGCGGGCCCGGCGGCATAAATAATAACGACAATCGCGGGACCAATGGTAATGATTCTGTTTTTTCTACTATTACTTCCTCTGGCGGTGGTGGTGGTGGCTCTTATCGAGTAGCAAATCCGGGT